CAACCGCAGACTTAACTGAAAACACTAATCTTTATCATACCACTGCACGTGCAAGAGGTGCCATATCGGTAACCGATGCGGGTGGAGATGGAAGTGCATCCTACAATAGTTCAACAGGTGTTATTACATATACAGGGCCAAGTGCTACACAAGTAAGAGCACATCTGACTGCGAACAAAGGTCTAAGTGTATCATCTGGTGAATTCAATATTGACTCTGCAAATGTTAGAGGAATGTTTAGTGCGGGTGGAGACCTATCATATTCGAATGGTGTATTCTCTTATACTGATTCAGATAGAACTGCGGCACAGATTAAAGGATTGTTCTCTGGTGGAACAGGTATCACCTACAGTAATGGTGCAATATCAACAACCGATGGAGATATCGTTCATGATAATCTATCTGGGTTTGTTGCAAACGAACACATAGACCATAGTTCAGTCTCCGTGACTGCGGGAACAGGTTTGACTGGTGGTGGTACTATTGCCGCAACCAGAACAGTAAATGTAATCGGTGGTAAGGGTATTATTGCAAATGCAAATGATATCCAAGTTGACTCCGCAAACATCAAAGGTATGTTTAGTGGTGGTACAGGTATTACGTATAGTAATGGTGCAATCTCTACTACAGATGGAGACATTGTCCATGATAACTTGAGTGGATTTGTTGCTAACGAACACATAGACCACAGTGGTGTAACAATGACTGCGGGTACTGGTCTCACTGGTGGTGGTACTATTGCTGCTACTAGAACCTTCAACGTTGTGGGTGGTAAGGGTATTACCGCAAACGCAAACGATATTCAGATTGACTCTGCAAACGTTAAAGGAATGTTTAGTGCAAGTGGAGACCTTGGATATTCGAATGGTGTATTCTCATTTAGTGAGACATATTCAACTGCCGCAGAACTATTAACTGCATTAAAGACAGTTGATACCGATGCAAGTGGACTAAATGCAGACACATTAGACGGTCAACAAGGTACTCATTACAGAATAAACGTTTACAATAACGCAGGCACGTTGTTAAACTAAGGATAAATAACTAACATGGCATATAGTAGAATAACAACAAGAAACGGTTTCATAGATTATTGTTTACGTAGACTGGGTCATCCTGTTATCGAAATAAACATTGATGATGAACAGATTGATGACCGTGTAGATGATGCGTTACAACTATTCACAGAATACGTTGGAGAAGGTTCTCATAGAGTATATCTTCCAGTAACAATCACTGCGGACATGACAACAAGAGGATATCTAGATTTTGATTTAGATACAACTGGTGTTAGTAATGCAAACGACATACTAAGTGTTGTCCGTGTATTACCTATCAACAGTGAAAGTGGTAGTTCAAGTTTCTTTGATGTCAAATATCAAATGCGTCTTAATGATATGTGGGATTTACAAAGTGGTCTTTCAGATATGGCATACTACGAACAGATGCAACAGTATCTATCACTTGTTGATATGAAAATGACAGGTAGTCCACAGATTCAATTCCAGAAGGCAAACAACAAACTACACATCTTTGGAGATGTTGGTGCGGGAAGAGACCTCAAAGCAGGAATGAAGATATTAATTGAAATGTACATGGCAACCGATATCAATGGTAACGGTAAAGCATATGATAACATGTTCTTAAAAGAATATGCAACTGCATTAATCAAGGAACAATGGGGTGCAAACCTTATCAAGTTTGAAGGAATGGTACTGCCAGGCGGTGTTCAACTTAATGGTAGACAAATTTACGAAGACGCAAAACAAGAAATCGAAACAATACGTCAGAGAATATATAATGAATATGACACACCACCAGATTTCTTTATGGGATAATTAGATGGCAACCAACCCTTATTTTAAACAAGGTGTTAAGTCTGAACAATCAGTGTATGAGGACATCGTAATTGAAGCCCTCAAATTCTATGGACAGGACGTATATTACCTTCCACGAGAAATCGTTAACAAAGATAAAATCTTTCTTGATGACGTACCGTCACGTTTTGGTAATGCATACAAGATTGAAATGTATATCGAAAACACCGAAGCGTTTGAAGGTGAAGGTGACCTATTTACTAAATTTGGTATCGAACTAAGAGACCAAGCAAACTTTGTTGTTTCAAGAAAAAGATGGAAGACCCTAGTTGGTTCTCGTTTAGAATCATTAAACTTCCGTCCACGTGAAGGTGATTTAATCTACCTAACACTATCTCAGTCTATATTTGAGATACGTAGAGTAGAAACAGAAACTCCATTCTATCAGCTACAGAACCTTCCTACATTCCGTCTTCAGTGTGAATTATTTGAATACAATGATGAGGATATGGATACTGGGTTTGAAACAATTGATGGTATAGAAGGAGAAGCGGCATATCAAGTTTCATTAACGATGGATTCTGCGGCAGGATTCGATATCGGAGAAACAGTTACTCAGTCATTCGGTACATATAACATGACAGGTGAGGTTACTAGATGGAGTGATTCAGATGGTATCCTACGACTTGCACATGTTGGTGCGAGTGATGGTAAGTTCCATAACTTTGGAACAGGAACACAAGTAACGGGTGGTACTTCTCTTGCCAAAGCAACACCGACACTTGTTCAGGAATTAAATAATATTCAAGCCGATGCACAAAATCAAATCTTTGATGACTTCGAAGCAGACTTCCTTGACTTCTCAGAGAGTAATCCATTCGGAGATATGTCATAATGTTTGGTCAATGGTTTTATCATAAAAGAGTGAGAACTGCGGTATCCGTATTCGGTTCTATGTTTAACAACTTATACGTATTAAGACACGACAGTACTGGGAAAACTATCTCCCAAGTAAAAGTACCGTTGTCCTACGCACCCAAGAGAAACTTTATTGCACGTCTTGATGAGATGAAAGCGGGTGAAGATGGAGAACGTAGAGTTGCAATCAAATTACCTCGTATGTCTTTCGAGATTACGAATATGGTTTATGATGCGACACGTCAATTACCCAAGACAAATAACATATCTGCGGGAGTAACCGATAGTGTGACTGCAAGACGTAAACTATATACGTCTACTCCGTACACAATCTCGTTTCAGTTGAACATCTATGCAAAGTCCCAAGATGATGCATTGCAACTTGTTGAACAGATTCTACCTTACTTTGCACCACAATATACCTTGACAATCAAACCATTTTCTGATATACCTACACTAACTGAAGACGTACCCGTCACTTTATCTGGTGTTACATTCCAAGATGATTTTGAAGGTGCAGTTGAACAACGTAGGACAATTATATATACATTAGAGTTTGAGATGAAAATATCCTTATATGGCCCTGATTCATCGAAAACTATTATTCGTGATGTACGTAACAATCTATTTAACATGAATGCAGGGTTTGCCGATAGTGACATGTATATAAAAACATTAAAGACTGTACCAAACCCTTTATCAGTAGGTGCGGATAGTGATTACGGGTTTACGGAAACACAATTCGGTCACCCACTTATATTACAGGATAGTTCATAATGGCTGATGATAAACGAATAAAAGATGATTACGAATACTCTCGTGATACCTACTATGAAATACTAGAGAACGGTAAAGAGAGTATGCAATTAATGATTGAAGTCGCAAGGGAGAGTGAACACCCCCGTGCGTTTGAAGTGTTATCTGGCATGATGAAAAACATGGCAGATGTGAATGATAAGTTGATGGATTTGAATAAAAAGAACAAAGACATAAAACAGAAAGACGAACCCAAACAACTGGGTAACACCACAAACAATCTATTTGTAGGAACGACTACAGACTTGCAGCGATTAATACATAATGAAAAACAAGTGGTAATAGATGCAGAACCAGAATCAGAATGAAACCTATCTTGGCAATATAAATGTCAAGCGAGATGGAGTTCAACACAATTTTACTGAAAAAGAAATCAAGGAATACATTAAGTGTTCCCAAGACCCTGTATACTTCTGTAAACAATATCTAAAAGTTATTTCTCTGGATGAGGGATTAGTTCCTTTTGACCTATACCCATATCAAGAGAAAATGTTTGAACACTTCAATAACAACAGATTCTCTATTGTACTTGCATGTAGACAGAGTGGTAAATCAATCAGTTCGGTTGGTTACATCATTTGGTTTGCTGTCTTCCATAGTGAAAAGACCATTGCAGTACTTGCCAACAAAGGTGCAACTGCGAGAGAGATGTTGGGTCGTATCACACTCATGTTGGAGAACTTACCGTTCTTNCTACAGCCAGGCACTAAGGCACTNAACAAGGGTTCAATAGAATTTAGTAATAATTCCCGTATCATTGCTGCTGCAACATCTGGTAGTTCGATTCGTGGTATGTCCGTTAACCTACTATTCCTAGATGAGTTTGCGTTTGTNGAGAATGCAAATGAGTTCTACACTTCTACCTATCCAGTAATCTCTGCGGGTAAAGACACTAAAGTTATTATAACAAGTACCGCAAATGGTATTGGTAATACNTTCCATAAGATATGGGAAGGTGCAGTTCAGAAAGTAAACGAGTTTATACCATTTACAGTTAACTGGTGGGATGTGCCAGGCAGAGATGATGAATGGAAGAGACAGACGATATCAAATACATCTCAGTTACAATTTGACCAAGAGTTTGGTAACACCTTTTATGGAACAGGTGATACACTAATTAATGCCGAAACATTATTAGGGTTTAGGGCATCAAACCCTCAAGAAGTCCTTGAAGGGGCTGATTTGTTAATATATGAACGTCCAATCAAAGACCATGAATATATCATGACTGTGGACGTATCAAAGGGAAGAGGTCAGGATTATTCTACGTTTAACGTTATCGACATTAGCACGAGACCATTCAAACAGGTTGCCGTCTATCGCAATAATACTATATCTCCAATACTCTTTCCTAATATTATATATAAGTACGCAACTCTCTACAATGAGTCATATGTGGTAATTGAGTCAAATGACCAAGGAACTTTGGTCTGTCAAGGACTATATCAAGACCTAGAGTATGAAAATATCCATATGGAATCTGCGGTTAAAGCAGACCGTATTGGTATTGAAATGAATAGAAAGGTTAAAAGATTAGGTTGTTCTTCTGCAAAAGACCTATTAGAAAGTAAGAAATTATCAATTGTAGATGAGAATACCATCATGGAAATCTCTACTTTTGTGTCAAGAGGACAGTCTTACGAGGCATCCGATGGTAATCATGACGATTTAATGATGAATATTGTTATGTTTGGATACTTCTGTTCCTCTCAATACTTCATGGATATGACTGACATCAACCTAAAACAGATGATGTTTGCACAGAAAATGAAAGAAATTGAGGATGATGTACCTCCTGTAGGGTTCATTGATGATGGTTTAGAAGAAGTGAGACAGGAAGAAGAACAGAAAGAACACGGTTGGCATACCTTCGAAGGCACTGGACTAGGTGTTGAAGAATGGTAAATGTATAAATAAAGGTAAGTGAATATAACCGTATTATGATAACTTATAATTAGAAAAACTAAAGGAAAGAATTATGGCTCTTTTTACACCCTCTGCTTCTCCTGCTGTAACAGTTAAAGAAATTGATTTAACGGGCGTTGTCCCGAACGTTCAAACTTCAACTGGTGCATTCGTGGGGAATTTCGGTTGGGGGCCAGTAGGCGTAGCAACACTAGTTTCAGATGAATCTGGACTTGTTAGCACGTTTTCTGCACCCACTGACGATAATACGGTAGACTTCCACTCTGCTGCTTATTTTTTAAGGTATTCCAATTCATGCTTCATTGTGCGTGAACAGGATAGTGACGGCAAAAACTCCGTTGCGAACAATACCTCATTAGGTTCATTAACTGCACAAACAGTTAATAACTTAGACGCATTCGAAGACCTATCAATTGATAGTTCTGACGGTGCTTTCATTGCCAAATATCCTGGCACCATTGGTAACTCTCTGAAAATCTCCGTTGTGGGAACAGACAGTGCATCTGGTTCAGAAACAAACTTCAATAGTTGGGCATACAAAGACAATTTTGACGGAGCGACTGGCACGTCTGCATTCGTATCTGCACTTGGTGGGTCAAATGACGAAATCCACGTTGCAGTTATTGATGAAGATGGAGAAATTACAGGTAATGCAGGAACAGTTCTTGAAACATTCCCGTACCTATCTGTTGCAAAGAACGCTAAATCTCCAGATGGAAGTTCAAACTACTTCAAAGAAGTATTAAAGCTTAAGTCCAAATGGGTATACGCAGGAGACTTCCACTTATCTGGTGATTCAGATGGTGTGAATGATTTCGGTGGTTCTCTTTGGAGTACAACAGCAACTACTGCTGGCCAAAACTTTATGAGTGGACAAAACTACTCAAACACTACAAGTACTTGGTCATTCAAAAGTGGTAATACTTCTTCTTCATTAGGAACAGACGATATCCTTCGTGGATACGACAAGTTCGAAGATAAAGATAACATCGAAGTAGACTTTCTTATCGCTCCAGAATCATTGACAAATACTGCTGCTACTACAATCGTAAATGATTTGGTCGCAATAGCAGGAACAACTAGGAAAGATTGTGTTGCAGTTGCATCACCTTCTCGTAATGCTGTAGTTACTGTAGCCACCAACGTTGGTGTTCTTGCAAACAACAACACATACACGAAGTCTTCCTACTTGATACAAGACAACAACTATCTGAAAGTATTTGACAAGTATAATGACAAATACATTAAGATTCCTGCCGCATCATCCACTGCGGGTCTCATGGCTGCAACTGACTTAGTCGCTGCACCTTGGTTCTCCCCTGCGGGTTCTAGACGTGGTAGATATCAAGGAATCACAGATATCATATTATCTCCAACTAAAGCGGAAAGAGATGCATTATATAAAGCTGGTATCAACCCAATCGCTAACATTCCTGGCGAAGGCATTATGCTCTTCGGTGACAAAACTAACGAATCAAGACCTTCTGCATTTGACAGAATCAATGTTCGTAGATTGTTCCTTGGAATAGAAAGAGCGATTGCAATAGCAGGACGTAACGTAATGTTTGAATTCAATGACGAGTTTACTCGTGCAGAGTTCGTTAACATTGTTGAACCGTTCTTACGTGAGATTCAAGGTCGAAGAGGTATCACGGACTTCCGTGTTGTCTGTGACGCTACGAATAACACTGCTGCTGTGGTTGACCGTAATGAATTTGTCGCTTCAATCTTTATCAAACCCGCCCGTTCTATTAACTTCGTAACATTGAATTTTGTTGCAGTTAGAACTGGTGTTGAGTTTGACGAAGTTGTTGGCACAGTATAAGGGGTATAAAAAATGGCAATATTAGGCGTAGATGATTTTAAATCGAAACTCAGAGGGGGCGGTGCTCGTCCTAATCTGTTTAAAGCGACTGTCAACTTTCCAGGCTATGCGGGGGGAGATGTAGAACTTACATCCTTCCTTTGTAAGACTGCTCAGTTGCCTTCGTCCATAATGAACGTAATGGAAGTTCCTTTTCGTGGTAGACAGTTAAAGATTGCGGGTGACCGTACTTTTGAACCATGGACAGTAACTATTCTTAATGATACTGATTTCTCAATCCGTAACTCTATGGAGAGATGGATGAATGGTATCAATGCCCACCAAGCTAATACTGGTCTAAGTAATCCTATTGATTACCAAGCAGACCTAGTTATCGAGCAGTTGGACAGGAATGGTGATACTCTCAAGACGTATAACTTCCGTGGTTGTTTCCCAACAAACGTTAGTGCGATTGACGTAAGTTACGAAACTGTAGATACTATCGAAGAATTTACAGTTGAGTTCCAAGTTCAATACTGGGAATCCGACACCACTAGTTAATCTAGTTATATATAAGGGGGTAGGGAATAATCCTTACCCCTTTATTATGAGGAATATAAATGGCAGAACAAGACAATAGTATTCTTANACTTTTCGGTTTCGAAATCAAGAGACAAGAAAAAGCAGAAAAGGATAAAGAAAAATTAAAGTCNATTGTCGCTCCCACCGATGATGATGGTGCGGGGTACGTTACTGCGTCTGGGTCTCACTATGGTCAATACATTGACATGGAAGGGAGTCAAGCGAAGGACAACCAACAATTAATTATGAAATATCGTGGTGTTGCAACACACCCCGAAGTAGATGCCGCAGTCGAAGATAT